CAGCGCCGGACGCTGCGCCTCAACGGCAAATGGACCGACATCGACACCGGCACTTTCGACGCCTCGATGGGGGTCGAAGTCAATTCGACGCTCGGCAAAGGCAGCGACACCGTTCGGATGATGACGCTGAACCAAATCAAGCAAGATCAACAGATGATCATGCAGCAATTCGGCGTCACCAATCCCGTCTGCGGCATCCAGGAATACTTGAATACGATTTCCGACATGCTCGATATCGCCAACATCAAAAACGTTGGCCGCTACTTCAAGACGCCGGATCCGCAGACGCTGCAGCAGATCGCCTCGACGCCGAAAGAGCCGGACGCGATGACGGTCGCGGCCAAGGCGCAATTCGAGAAGGTGAAGCAGCAAGCGTCGCAGGCGATCGGCGAGCAGCAGCTGAGGCAGCAAAAGCAGCAACAGGACGACGCCTTCCGCCAGGCGCAGCTCAAGCAAAAAGCCGATTTCGATCAGCAAAAGCTCGATATCGAGCGGGCCAAAGTGTTCGTCGGCGCAGGGCCCGCCGGCCCGACTGCGGTCGATCCGATCGAAGCGGCGAAAGTCATGTCCGATATCCACCAGGCCCATCTCGACGCCGGCGTCAGCCTGTACACGGCCCATCTCAGCGCCGCGACCGATCAGGCCAAGATCGATCAGCAGCGCGAGGCGGCGCAGCTGCAGGCCCAGACGGCGCAGGCCGCGCAGCAGCAGCCAGATAGCGACGGCTCGTCATGAACGACCTGTCGAAGAAAAAGGAATTCGCCGACGCCGCCAGCTATCTCCTCGACAACAAGGCGTTCAAGCAGGCGATCCTCGATCTCCGCAAGCGCTGGTTCGACGAGCTGATGGCGGCCGACGGGAACGGCGACGCGATCAAGCTCATCCGCGAGCGGATCAAGGCGCTCGAGGCGATCCCCCAGGAACTCACCATCCTGATCAACGACTACAAGATGGCCTCAGACAGGCAGCGCAAACATGGCTGAAGGCCTCGACGGGGCCGCAGCGGCCTTTCACACCGAGATCAATCCGCAGGCCAGGCCCCGCGACGACGGCGGCCGGTTCTCTTCGTCCGCCCGCCCCGAAACGATGTTCGAAGAACGCGGCGTCGAGGGCGACCCGAAAACTGGCGACACGCGCGACGGCGGTGAAGATGCGCGCCTCGCCGCAGCTGAGAGGAGAGTAGCCGATGGCCGGGCTGAGGAAGGGGATGTCGACGAGCTCAGGAAGCCCGTATCGGAGCGCGCGCGCGCCAGGAATGCCCGCGCCGACGACCGACACCAGTCAACCGAGGCTCAGCCGGAGCGGTTCGGCGAGCAAGAGCCCGGCGATCAAGACGCTCAAGGGCAAGACGGGAAGCCCAAGACCGGCGGCGATGAAGGGGACGCCCAAGGGGACGCCGAGCAAGACCCCGAGGGCGGGAAGTGGGAAGTCTCGCTAGACGGCAAGCCGGTCGAGAAGCTCGAGGTACTCGTCGACGGTCAGCCCCACACCGTCACGCTCGACGAGGTCGTGCGCGGCTTTGTCGACGGCGAAACCTACAACAAGCGGGTGGCCCAGGTCGGCCAGGCGGTCGAGGTCATCCAGTCGCAATACGCCCAGGCCGTGCAGCTGCGCGACCAGTACATCCAGCAACTGCAGCACCATGAGGAGGAATATGCGGCCCTTCTGCCGAAGGAGCCCAATTGGGACGAGTTCCACCAAAGGGACCCGCAAACGGCGTGGCAGACGCGGAAGAACTACGAGGCCGCGGTCAACACGCTCAACGCCATCCGCCAGCGTCGCTTTCAGGAGATGCAGGCGCGCGATCAGGAGAACGCCCGCCGAACGGCGGAATACGCAAACAACGGATGGGAGCAGTTTAAGCGAAACGCTCGGATCACAGACCAAGCGACCCTCAACAATGAAGTCACGGCCATGCGTCGCGCAGGCCAGGAATACGGCTTCGGCGAGGAGGAGTTGCGAACGGTCTATGACCCGCGGATGCTGGCCGTACTCCACGACGCCAGCAAGTACAGGCGCATGACGGCTAACAAGCCCAGACCAGTCATGCCAGACAAAGGACGCACCTTGGCCCCCGGAGCCGCAAGACCCATGGGTAGCGCGGCCCGCAGAGGCATTGATGACCTCCAATCGAAATTGGCGAAAACGGGAAAGCTCGACGACGCAGCTGCCCTTTTTCAAAGGCTCATCAAATGAACCCTCTGCGAGGATACTATGGCCAAGGTCACGAACGCCTTCACCACTTACGAGGCGACGGGTAACCGCGAAGATCTAAGCAACGCCATCTACAATATCGATCCTTTTGACACGCCAGTCATGTCGGCTATTCGGCGGCGCAACGTCAAGAACAGGATTTTCGACTGGCAGACTGAGTTCCTGCCGATCGTCAACCCGAACAACGCCCAGGTCGAAGGTTTCCAGCTGATCAATCAGCCGGCCCAGCCGACCATCCGCCTCAACAATGTGACCCAGATCAGCGAGCGCGATGCGACCGTGTCTGGCACCCAAGAGGAGAGCGACGCGGCCGGCAAGGGCTCGGAAATGGCGCACCAGATGGCGCTCGCCTCCAAGGTCCTCAAGTCGGACATGGAGACGATCCTGTGCTCGCGCCAGGCGCGCAACGACGGCAACGACGCCACCACGCCGGTCGCCCGCATGACCGAGGCCTTCTCGCATTGGGTCGGCCGCGCGGTCGACAAGCACGGCAATCCGGCCGCGGCCGTCGCCGGCGTCACCACCGGCCTGCCGGTGCTGTCGACCGACGCCTTCGCTGCGCCGGCGACGCCGATCCAGGTCAGCGAGGACATGTTGGGCGAGGCGATGCAGAACGCCTACACCAACGGCGCCAGCCCGACCTTGTGGATCGTGCCGCCAGGCCCGAAGCGCACGATCTCGACCTTCGTCGGCCGCTCGACCACCCAAGTGCTGGTCGGCAAGACCGAGGTCGTCTCGACGATCGACGTCATTGCGACCGACTTCGGCCGCATCAAGGTCGCGCCGTCGCGCTGGGTGCCGACTGACGTCGCCCTCCTGATCGATCCCGACTATGCCGCGGTGAGCTTCTTCCGGGCGTTCCGTCAGTATCTGATGGCCCGCATCGGCGACGCCGAGACGCGCATGATCGTGGTCGAGTGGGGCGTCGAAATGCGCAATCCACTTGCGCACGTGCTGTTCAACGGCATCTCGCAGTGACGGAACGGTCGCGCGTCTACCAGGACGCCTACGGCGTTCGCCGGACGCTCATCGTCGATGATGAGCGGCCGGGCTTCGTCGTCAAGACAAGTCAAGACGTCGAGCCGGTGCTCGACAGCGTCGAGCGCGACCGCGCGATCATGGCGCACGACGGCGTCAACAAGCTCCTCGCTCGCATTCCCGTGTCGATCTTCGAGCGCTCCGTCCATGAGGAATGGGACGAGGACGACTGGAAGAAATGGCTCAATTCGAGCGAGGCCGCGCCGTTCCGCGTCTGGCAAGGGAGGGTGTGATGGCTGAGCCGCTGCAACGGACCTTGACCGACGCCGACTTCGAGCGCGCGGCCAAAGCCCTCAATGTCGAGAAGGCGGCGATCAGGGCGGTCGCCGAGGTCGAGAGCGCCGGCGGCGGGATCCTGCCCGACGGCAGGCCCGAGATCCTCTACGAGGCGCATATTTTCCACCGCGCCACCGGCGGCAAGCACGCGAGCGCGACCGACAGCAAGGGCAAGAAGCTGTCGAACGCGAGCTGGGACCGTTCGCTCTATGGCGCGACCGGGGCGTGGCAGCACAGCCGCTACGAGGCGGCGCGCAAACTCGACGCCGACGCCGCCAACAAAGCCTGCAGCTGGGGGATGTTCCAGATCCTCGGCGACAATCACAAAGTTTGCGGCTTCGACAGCTCACAGGCCTTCGTTGATGCGATGTGGACCGGCGGCGCGCCCGCGCATCTCGACGCGTTCGTCGCCTTCATCAAGGGCAACAAGCTCGACGCGCCGCTGCGCAAGCTCGACTGGAAGGCGTTCGCCCGCGGGTACAACGGCCCGGCCTACGCGGCCAATAAGTACGACACGAAGATGGCCGCCGCTTACGCGCGCTGGAAAGCGAAAGGGTGAATGGCCGCCTGGACCGGCATTATCGCTCTGATCGGCGCGATCGGGATCCTCGGGATCTTCGCGCTGATGGACTTCTATGCCGTCAGCCAGTGTTTCAGCCTGGCCCACCTCGGGGTCGCGCAGACCGATCTGTGCGCCCCCGAGCACATCTTCCGCACCGCGCTCGAGATCGGCGGCATGGCGATCGGCATCTATGGCGTCGCGCGGGTGATGAAGTCATGAACGTCCAAGACCTCATCGTCCCGCCGCCGTCGCCAAAGATGCTCGATTATCCCGGCTCGATCGGGATCGGGATCGAAGTTCTGTTCGTGACGATCCTGCTGTTCGTTTCCAGCAAGTTCGACGGGACCGGCGGCCAGCTCACCATCTCGCTCTTGATCGTGCTGTCGTTCGTCGGCGTGGTCGTGTTCTGCCTGTTCTACACCGTGCCGAGCGACGAGAGCACGTCGCTGGTGATCGGCGGCCTGGTCGCGGCGATGGGCGCGGTGGTCACCCATTGGTTGAGCCAAAGAGCGCCTCCGAAATGACCGACTTCTCGGACTTCTGCAGCGCGATCGCCGAATGGGCCAACCGGCAGGATTGGAGCCTGGCGCTGGTGACGTCTTTCGTTCGCGACGCCGAAAGCAAGTTCAATGCTGAGCTGCGCGTCGATCGGATGATCAACACCGACGACGCGATCATCGCGTCACGATGCGCGCCCTTGCCCCCCGACTGGTTGGAGATGGACTTCGTTTCGGTCGCCAACCGGAACGCCGCCAACGGCTGGCTGCCTATCCGCTACATGGCGCGCGATCAGTTCTTCAACACCGTCGACAGCAAGGCCCGCGTCCCTTCCGGCGTCCAAGGCCGCAGCTACGGCTACTACACCATCGAAGGGCGCCAGATTTATTTCGGCGGCCACCCCGACGCCATCAACGGTATTCCCTATCGAATTTCGTATTACGGCGAGGTGCCTGTCTTCTCCGATGATCAGGACAGCTGGGTCTACACCAAATATCCGTCGCTTTACCGCTACGCCGCGCTGATCAACGCCGACCTGCACGCGGTCGGCGAAGAGCAGCAGGCCGGCGCCATGAAGCAGCTGGCGGAAGACATGATCAAGAAGCTCAACGACGTCCATTTGCGCGCCAAGGCGAGCGGCTCGCGATTGACCCGCACACGAGTGAGGAGGTTCTGATGGTTGGTCTATCTTCTGTCGGCGAAGCGGACGTTCTGGTCCCGCTCACCGACAACGTGTTCGTGTCGCTGCACCTCGCGGATCCTGGCGACGCCGGAGCGAACGAGGTGGTTGGCGGTGGTTATGCCCGCCAGGGGCCGGTTCCGTTCGCCAATTCAGGCTTCAATCCGACCGTGGCGGCCAATACAACGATCATGACCTTTCCCCAGGCGAGCGCCAATTACGGCACGGTCCTTTTCTTCGGCCTGTGGACGGCGCTGAGCGGGGGTAGCTTTCTCGGCTCTGGCGCGGTCGCCATCCCGATCCCGATCAATGCTGGCGACAGTGCGCGGTTTTACGCCAACACGCTGACGATTACGGTCGACTGAGATGACAGCCGCGCTGCTGGACGCTCCTGGGGTCACCACTCAGTACAATTGGTTCACGGATATCGGCGGCGCGGTCGATCCGAATTCGCTCAGTTCTGTGCAGCTACCTGCGTCATACGGCGCAAATCCTTACAACACTGGGATGATCTGGTTCACTTTGCAGCTCGGCATCGAAAGGGCCGTAACCCTTAATCAGTTGGGCATTATGGGCGGCCCTCTGGTCCATGCGAATGGTCAGCCTAATGTTGGTGGTGTTGTGACGCTCGCCCTTATGCAGGGTTTCGCAGCCCCATCTGGTTATTTGTACAGTCAAATTGCGACGGCCAGCGTTGATCTGACCGATTGGGTTCCGGGTCAGTTTTATTGGAGCGATCCGCTCCCTAATCCAATCACTCTCCCAAGTTACCAAGGCGCGATACAATACTATTATTATATCTCGGCCATCTGCTCAGTTCCTTATTCAGTGTATACCGCGCGTCCTTGTACGCTGCGTTATGGCACGACGTGGGGGAGTGTTGCGTATCGACCCGGCTTTGGTGAAATTCCAGCCTCTACCAACAATCATTTATGCTTAGGCGGCCCCGTCGATGTTACTCTCAACAACTACGTAGATCTCAGCACAGGCTCCATCGC